CGGTTGGTTCTTCGCGTTTAACATCATTTGAAGAAGTTGTTGTTTGGCCTGAAGATCCTGCGCCTGTTGGTTGTGAACCAAAGACTGCTGGTGTTCTTCCTGCGCTCTTTGCATTTCAGCTTGGTGCTTCATAGCTTCCATGGCAATTTCCTGTTGCTGGCGCTGTGCGGCCATGGCAGGGTCTTCGCCTTGTTTAGATGCCATATCTTGAGCCTTGAGTTGCAGTTCTGCTTGCTTGATGGCAAGCTCTCCCTGAACCTTTTGGGCTTTAGTTTGAGCATCTTGTTGTTTGATCTGAAGCTCTGCCTGTTGCATCTGCATGACGGGGTCTTGCATCTGCTGTTGGGCTTGTTGTTGGGCCGCTTGGTTCTTATTAATTTGAAGCAACTGAGCCGCCGCTTGTGCAACAAGCTTGGACAATTGAACTTCGACATCCTCAGACATTTCAATGTTTGGCTTCGGAAGAGTCGCTCCAAGGCGTTGTTCAATCTTGGAACGGTACTGGAACGCAATGTGTTCAGCTACGTGAGCCATGATTGCGGCCTGCATTTGTTGAGCCATGGGGTTTTGCCCCATCTGGCCCATGACAGAGGGATCCTGCATCATGGATGTATGTACAGCTATGTGTGCATCGTGATCCTGATAGATAAAAGCCTTGGTAGGCTTACCTGTAAGGAATGCCATGTTCTCGGAGATGGGATCTCTGGGTGTCATGTCATCATCAATAGGAACTAACTTGTCTGCGTTCTTGATACCTAGAACCTCAATCATCTGGCGGTGCAGGACGGGTAGGTTATAGATCTGAGGAGCACCCTGAGCTAACTGGATCACAGCTTGATACTGCATAATCCTTTGGGCCATCGTGGCTGAATTCGGGTCGGAGACCGGAATGACATCCACCATGTCGTAGTCGGAGCGTTTAGCCTGTGGCGTTCCTGCAACAGGTGTGTACTCATAAGACTCTGGGGAGTAGTCCCTGATGATTGACTTAAGGAGTTTAAACTCTTGTTTCATTGAATAATGAACACGAGCCTGAACCGCAGACATTGTCTTGAGTTGTCTCTCAAGCAGGGCCAGAGTTGTACCTACAGGGGCGTTGGCAGACATATCGCTGATGTTCATATCTGCGATTGATCCAAGTCTCCGACCTTCGTCTGTGATCTGGTTTAAAAGAGCCAAGAGAACCTGAGAGGGTTCTTTGTATGGCAGGGCCATGATGTTCTCTTTGACTGACCCACTTGGTACATCCACATCCCTAAACTCACCGGGATTGATTGGGGTGTCGTCGTCTTTGATCCTCAGACCACGAGTCTTTAATCCACCGGGCAGATTGGACAGAGTACCTGCGTCTACCAACTGACGGATTAAAGATGTGCCTGCACGGGCGTATCCACCAATCAGGTGAATCAAACCTAGGCCATAAGCACCAAATCCCGGTACGTAGGTGTACTGGACAAAATGCTGGCGCTTTAAACGGTGCTCATCATCCTCATCCCAGTTACGACGGACAGCCAAGATCTTGCTTGTACCGCGCTCTAAGGTAACGACGTAGGGAAGAGCAATCCCGTCTTCATCTTCATAACCCGGGAGGTCGTAGTCTACGTGGATCTCATAGATCTGGTAGCGGTCATCATCTGAGAGGTTGTAGCCTTGGTCTTCTGCCTTCTTCTTCTCTACGTCAGTGTAGAACTGTAGAGGATCGCCAAGATCCTCATCTATATAGAATCCCGACACTTGAAGCTTACGGATGTCGTTCTTGGTCTTACGCATGATGTGAGTCACACGCTCGGAGGTCATGGCACTGGAAGAACCATAAGGGATGATCACATCTTCTGCTGGGATAAAGATGGATGCCTGACGGCCCATAGAGGGATCGTAGTAAACCTTCTTGAAGGCCGCTCCGGCCAGACCTAAGGAGTACAGCATTCTTTCATGCTCAGGGCGGTATTCGGGCATACCTTCCGTGAGCTTGTAGTTCATGTCATCTTTGACACGCTCTGCCGCTTCCTCTTTAAGCTTGTCAATTGCGCCGATAATTTCTGTTTTGACCGGCCCTTGCGCTGGAAAAGTTTCAATAATAGTCTCACTTTGGAACCTAACTGCCGCTTCGGTGAGTACGGTGGAAAAGACACCACAAGCACCGAGCCAAGGTTCCGTTCTCTCTTCATACTTCATTCCCAAAACATCTAGGCCTTTGACATACATATCAACCCAGTCTTTACGGGAGTTGATGTCTGAGTCCACCATTTCAATTAAATCACTGGCAATTTTCTCTAGTTCTCCTGCGTCCATGTACTCGGCAAGGTTGTCGCCAAAACCTTCTTCTTCATCTGGCATGAGATCAATTTCTGTACCGTCCATGTTTAAACGCACACCATCAGGGTTTTCTATTTCAATCTCAAGGACTGGTGTGTCGTCAAGCGCTAGGTCGTTTAAACCCATGGGTGCTTGGCTCAATGATTGTTCAATACTCATAATGTTCCTTAAATAAGTTTCCAACTGCCGCGAGAATACTCATCCGGCATCTTAATAGAGCCACCTTTGGCTTTGCGAATTTCATTTCCCCATTTGGATTCTTCAGCCCTGCGCTTACTTTCCAATAATTCTTGCTCACCTTCGCCAGCGCCTTTTGCGTACAACAATGCTTGCAGAGGTGGCGGCAACAAACCGGTTGCAGTTTCCCCAACTTCTTCCCTAGCTTTTTTATACTCACCAGCATTGGCGGATCCAACTGCGCTAAGTAGACCAGCACCAACCCCAAGAACACCAAGTTTTGTTCCGGTGTTTAAACGTGCAGGTTTTGGGTGAACTTCAGTTATTTCATTTCCAAAATGAATATTACGGCCACTAGACCCAATTGGGCTTTCACTTCCGTATATCTCAACAGGATTCATTCCTACCTTTGGCTTTGTTGTATACGGAGCTTCTATTAACGTAGTGCCAGCTTTTTTTGGCCCATAGTCTTCTGTTAATTGCAAAGCAACTTCTCCAGTTGGCTTTCCATTTTCCATAACCGGAACAAATTTAGTTGCCATTTCAGTATTTTGATACAAGCCAGCAACACTGTTTACAGCCTTAGGATCCATGTAAATAGTTTTTCCCGAACGCTGTTGAATACCTGTTGACTTGTCGGTGTGGTTTGCTCCGCTTCTATTTCTTGTAGAAGTTGTGTCGTTATGGTGGGCATAAGTAGAGCCACGGCTAGTTTTAAAAACAGATTCAATATCATCTGTGCCACTTGGCAAATTAAATAACGGTTCGTAACTCATAATGTTCCTTAGTAATAGCTTACTTTTCTGCGGTAGTTGATAGGCTCATCTTCTTCATCTGAGTCGATGGAGATAAAGCCCCCGAGTCGAAACCGCATCAAGGCTTGACTGCTTGAGTCCACAAGGTCATCGTGATCCCCATTTGGGAAGGAAGCCATCTCATCCATGACTTCTTCTGCCCATCGGGTATCAGGACACCAGACCATGCCGGACTCAAACAAAGCAGAGATTGCGTTTACACGCGATATCTTATCGTTTCCTTTACCCGGCGTATACTCTGCAATAGGAATTCCCATCTTGCGCATCTCATAGATCAAAGGAGCGCCAGCCGCTCTCTTCTCAATGATCAACGTGTCTGGTTCAAACTCCTTGTATAGATCTAAAGCTCTGCGTTTAAGTTCAGGGAACTCCATACGCTCTTTCATTGCGTCCAGAAGGATGATGTTTGGCTTTAGATCACCAGATTTATTGGGGTGTTGGAAGACACCCCATGTTGTGCAGGCTGAATAGTCCGCTCGGTTGTTCTTTTCAAAGGCAGTGTCCCAAGATTGGATGATGTATTCACAGTTTGGAGGACGTTTCTCCTCCCAAATCATCCAATGTTCCCGTTTAACAATCGCGCCTTCTTCAGATGTGGGGTTTTGTTGGTACTGCGCTTCCCATTTAGAGACTGGAAGCTCCGATTTCAGGGCTTCTAGGGCTTCTTTTGACCAGAATCCGGGCCATAAAGGGTTTCCATTGGGCATAATCGCCGGAAAATCGATGATTTCCCACTGATCTACGCCATCTTTGCCTGAATTCTTGAGGATTTGGCCTGTCAAATCCCTCTTAGACCACCGAGTCATCACAATAATGATGGATCCACCCGGCTGGAGACGTTGTCTAGGCCCAGATGTGTACCATTCATACACATTATCAAATACTGCGGGGTTACCTTGCTTGGCTTCTTGCTCTGAATGGGGGTCGTCAATGATTAAGAGATCAGCGCCTTTACCTGTAACAGCGCCGCCAACACCGATAGCAAAGTAATCGCCACCCACGTTAGTGTTCCAGCGACCTGCGGCCTTTGAATCGCTCGACAGCTTAGTCTGAAACACCTTTTGATACTGTTCTGAAGAGACAAGATTCCTAACCTTCCTTCCAAAGCCGGTGGCAAGCTCGGCAGTATGCGCAGTCTGAATAATCTTCTTCTCAGGATACTTCCCCAAGAACCACGCAGGCAAAAGAAAAGAAGCAAACTCAGACTTGGTATGCCTAGGAGGCATATTAACGATAAGACGCTTAAGCTCACCACGAGCCACTCTCTCAAAAGCATCTGCCATCACCTTGTGATGCGCTCCAGAGATAAAGATAGGCCACATCTGGGTTACAAAATAAAGAAAGGACTCCTTACTGCGTTCGACTTTATCCATCTCAAGCAAGACTTGGATCTTTGCCCTGTTGTCTGGAGAAGCCTTAGGAACCATCTCTAAGTACTTCTGGATCTCTGCGTGGGTAAGGAGACTCATAGAGATGCCACAGCCTTGACAGAGTTATCGACTAACTTAATTGAATGAAACTTATAAGGACGGACGGTTAGGTGACCGTCTTCCTTCAGTCTATGGACAATCCTGTGGACATTTGATTTAGAACTCAATCCTATTCCTTTGGCAATAACTTCATAAGACGGAGGTACACCATGCAACCTAATGTATGCACGGATGAAATCTAAAACTAACTGCCTACGCTTGCTCATTCATTTCCCGGTTCTCCCGGATTCCCTCCCCCCTTTAAGGGGAGGGATATCCGGGAACACATATGAGGGCACACTGCCCAGATCAGTGACTAACAGTCCGGTTGGGTTGTCATCCACAATGTGCCTTCATATAAGTTCTAAGCTCCTTCAATCCACCTACACGGACATCATCAATAAAAACCTGAGGCACTTCCTCAGAATGGTTGTACTTAAGCCACAACCTAGCATCATTGTCCTGCGTGATGTCATATTCCAAGAACTCAAGGTTGTTAGACTTAAGCAAGTTCTCTGCGTTTAAACAGTCTTCACAACCGGGCTTCGTGTAAACAGTGATGTCCATGATGATCTCCTTGATCTAAGTTTAAACGCATATGCGAACGTTCGCAAGGGGTAAATTAAAAATATATATAGGGGTGGGGGTGGACGATTTGGAAATGAAGGGGGGGTGTTTCTTATTTGGAAGGTAAATGTTTGTGTGGATTCGAGCGTAATAGGCGGAGGGGTGTTGCATCGCACCAAGTGGCTCTCGGGGGGCGGTGGGGGACGGCTAATGTACGTTTACACGCCCCTCATGCACCTAGGCATCTGGCTCTGGAGTACTGTTTAAACGGGTCATGCTCTTGGCCTCTACATCTAGCACATTGGCCTTGCCTTGCTCCATCAACTTCATATGACCTGACAACTCCCGCTTCAATTGATCTGCGGTGATCACTGCTTTGTCTGTTACCTCTGTCGGTGTAAACAGGCCACAGGCCTTGCCCATCAACTCTAATGCTCTCAGTCTTGATGACTCTGTTTGAGCGTCCTTGCTCAGTGCCAACAGTCCCTTCAACACATACCTCTTACTCGCTGAGATGTCCTCACTCAGGTGCTCTATGGTTTCCTCCCATGCATCCTTCAGAGCGTGTTTGATCCTTGGGTCATGCATCAGCTTGTTGGCTGATGCGCTTATGCTTGCATCACTCCCAG